TACATTATGACTATACAACAAATATACGACAAATTTGCGACTTTACAAACTTCATCTGATAAATTATTTTTTATTGATGAGTTAAGATTTTTAACTAATAATAAAATTATTAAATTTGACTTAAACCTTGATTCTATTGAAGAATCAATTATGAACGAGGCCTAGATGTTGACCTCGTTTATTATATTAATGATTACTATATTGATGTTTATATTTTTACTTGCGAAAGGACTTTAATTATGAAAATTATACTAACTTATGTTGCTTTATCTGCTCTGTTGTGGTTTGCATTTTATCAATGGAATATTCAACTAGGATTACAGGCGGTTTAACATGATTACTTATTTACAATTTATTGAAGAATTAAAAGAACTAAAGAAAAAACCTCATTGGAATCATCCTGCTATTGACGAAATGATTGCTAAGTATGAAAAGATTGTTGATGAACACGAACAACAGGAGAATGCTTAATGTTTCATGTAGTTTATTCAAGACACTATTGGGATACAGAGGATCAAGGTACATTTGCGAATACTTGGACTCTATACAGAAATATTGATTATTCTCAAATAGGTTTTATGAGTGGCAAATGTTCTGAACTCAAAGAACAAGCAGATAAAACATATGCTGAGTATGAGAGTAAACAAGAACACAAATCTGATCCTACTCAATTTCATAAGTCCGAAGTTTATGTAGTAGATGATAAAGATTATTACAAAACATATAAAGATATGTATCCTGACACTTATCAAATACCCCCAGGATTAGTTCCAGAGAAAGAAGATTACTGCCATAGTTATGGTCAAAAATCTCAATTCATGTTGAAAGAAGATTTTGATGAGGCATATACATGGTTCGGTAAAGACTTTACTCAAGAACAAATCGACCAAGCATATGAAGATAGAGATAATAAAAACATCAAGGAAATCGTTGATTCCTATATAGCTTGACAAAACACTAAAAATATCGTATAATAGATTATAAAACATAAAAAAGGAGAGAATACATTATGGAAGGTATATACAACAAAGAGAACTTATTTGCTGAGTTTAAGATGCAAAAGACTAAAGCAAAGAAGATAAAATTTTTACAAGAAATGAAAGAGTTAAAAAGAACACAACCACATCTGTTTCGTGGTACAAAAGTAACAATAAAGAATTTTGACAATCTTATAGAAGAATGGTCAAAACCTTATCCTTGGGCAGAAATCAATAGAGCGATAAGAGCAAAACAAAAAGAGATTTATTCTGCTGATGGTGAGGACTTAAAACTAAAATGAGTTTTATCTATACACACAATACAAGTCCTAGAAAACTTAAAAGAGTTGCTAAAACTAAATCTTACTATGAGGCAGTTGAGAATCAAAACAAGTTATTACGCTCAATAGGTATTGATCCTTACAGAACAATTCGTAGAGATAGTTTTAAGGTTATGCCTTTAGAACAAGTTGGTAAACTACAAACATTTAATAATCATGTAAGTATAGAAGAAACACCTACATATAAATCAAGTGGCACTAAACCTGTTGACAATGTTAAATTAGAAGTAAGTAAACAATATACTGTTGCACCTGCTTATAATAAAGGTCCGAGTATGGTTGTTGGTAAAAAAGATATTAAGGATATAGGAAGATGATTAGAGTATTGATTATATTGTTTTTACTGACAGGTTGCACACAGAATCAAGTTAAGACACATTTGGGAACAGGTGCTGGTGCAATAAGTGGTTTTACCACCTGCCGTGCATTACTCAATTCAGGTTATGAACTAACTGCTGTTTGCACACTTGCAGGTGCATGGTTAGGGTCTAGTTTATTTTATCAGAATGATATGAATGTTCACACCGCTGTCTTTGTAGATACTTTGAATACATCACCAGGTAAAGTTTCCAATGCAAATTGGGGTAATAGTACTACTGGTAATTGGGGTTCAGTTAAGGTTAATCGAACTTATCTTGTTGGTATGAAAAAATGTAAAGATTATGAATCGACAATCAGTATTAAACAATCTTGGCCGCTCTCTGGTATTAATCGAGAAACCGAACACGGAGTTGCTTGTCAAATGCCTGATGGTAGATGGATAATAGAGGATACTACACAATGAATCATAATCACTTAATGAAAATTTTAGCTGTTACATTTATTGTAATTATTTTTATGTGTATAATCAGTATAAGTAATACGGCTCATGGTCAAACAAAATCACAATGGTTAAATGAAAATCCTTGTATGATAAAACAAATCATTACATCAGTTGAAAAAGATGGTGTTACAACAGTTACAAAAGAAGAAGTATTAAAATGTAAAGATGGTTATGATGGACCATCTTATTGGGAATTATTTGCACAATTTTATTATGCAGATTTAACTGTTCCTGCATATTGTAGAATGTATGCAAGACCAGACCATCCCTTCAAGACACCTGGGATGATGTGTTTAAACGAAAAAGGTGTTTGGGAGAAGGAATGATGACCAGATTGCTGATTATTATTACTTGCATTGTTGTCCTTACGGTGCATTGGGAATCATTTAGGGACAAAGTTAATATGGACAAAGTTGTCAGTATTACAGCAAATATTATTAAAGAAGTGAAGGAGTAAAATACATGATTAAAATAATATTAATCGCTTTACTTTCAGTTACACTTGCAAATTGTTCAAAAACAATGACAGGTGTTGCTGATAAAGATAAAGTGTATAAAGTAAAAGAAGAAGGTAAGGCTAAAGATGGTCGTATTCTTAACAAAGTGCCACAATGGTATGTTGATGCAAAAGTTGAGAAAGGATTAATCTCAAACAAAGACGCTGAAAACTTTATTTATGCAGTTGGTTCTGGTGAAAGTCCTGACTTACAGATGGCGATGGATAAAGCAATACTAATTGCAAAAGCAAATCTTGCTGACCAACTAGAAGGTGAGTTAAATAAACGAGCTAATTTCTATATGACAGAGGATGGTAAAGAAGGTAACAAGAAAGTTGCTTCTAAAATCGACCAAACTATTGTCAACATAATCAAAGATACAAAGGTTCAAGGTTACGAAGAATGGCACAAAGCCGTATTTGAAACACCACAAAATACTTATCGAGTATATATAGGACTGAAATATGGTATTGGTGATGCTAACAGATTAGCAGAATACATTGTCGAAAATGCAGATGTAAATGTTGATGTAAATAAGTTAGCAAAAGAAGCAACAGATAATCTGATTGCTGTGCCAGTGCCTGAAGTTACCGAGGTACAATAAGGAGATTTATGACAATCACAGTTTACAGTAAACCTACCTGTGTTTTTTGTGATAAAGCCAAGGCGTTATTAACACGCCTTGGTTATGAATATACAGAAAAGGTGGTGACAAAAGACATATCACTACCTGAGTTATTCGAAGAACTAGGTAAACAAGTAAGAACAATACCACAGATAACTATTGATGGGAAGCATATAGGTGGTTACAATGAACTTACTGAATACTTTATGGAACAAGGTAAAATTAATTTTAAAGGAGAGAAAATATAATGGAAATAATATCACAAACACATAGAGGTAGTAGTATAAGACAAGACTTAAAAAGACAATCTACTATCATTGAGTTTATACAAAACGGTGAGGTCATAAAAGGAACATTTAGAATTGATAAAGAAAGAGATTTAGGTAAAGGACCTTTTATTGGTGTAATAGATTGTGATACAAAAGCGTGTTGGCAAATAAATACTGATACAGTTATTTCTTTAGCCGTAATATGATAGACGAAAAGAAACAAAAAGATATAGACCGTATGGCAGAATTGCGGTCAAGAAAGAAACCCCCAAAAATGATAGGTGTTCATCCTACTCTACTAGCATTACCAGATGATGATACTTTTTCACTAAAGAATGTAAAAAGATGGATAGAAACCCAAGAGGGTATTGCTCGAGCAGCAGGGCAAACTGAACGCTCAAAAACAACAGAAATGAATCAAAAAAAGAGAGATGCGGCGATGAGAAAAAGACTTGACGCTTTATCATATATTCGTATCATTAGGTATTATATAAGAACAGGTGATTGGATAGGAATGTATTGGGGAGAACACGAACAAAACCCTACAAAATGGAAAATAATTTCACCAGGATATAAATAGTCATATGAACTTAACACTCTCAGATACAGCATACACACATTTAGGTCATCTTTTAAAAGAACATAATAAAAAATATGTTCGATTACAAGTAAAAGGTGGGGGTTGTGCTGGGTTTGAATACGAGTGGACATTCGAAGATGAACAAGGAAAAGACGACCATTTAATAGATGATAAATTGTTAGTGCATAAAATGAACGAGTTATATTTAACTGGCATTGAAGTAGATTACAATAGTGAAATATTTGGTAGTACCTTTACATTTAATAATCCAGTTGCAAAATCACAATGTGGTTGCGGAACATCATTTAGCATATAACATGGGCAAATTATTACAGTTTCCTTTAGATAGAGTTAAGAGAGCTATACCAGAAATAGAAATTTCTGAAGAGCAAAAACAACACTTAAAAGAAGAACAATTTATTGAACAGTTGACAGAGCAACTAAGTATGGATATATTATCAGTACTTCAAGAAAATGTAGTAGATGTAAAGAGTGATTTATTTCTCAAAGATTTAGGTATTACTATTGAATCAATTAAAAGTTTACTAAGAAGGGACTTTGGTAAACCACACCCTATGCAACCGATTACTGATACACTTATAAGGATTCTTACAACACCAGATGGTAAAAAAATAAGTGATATTAATTATGGTAAAATAGTAAAATATACTCAAACAAAACCACAATCAAAGCCAAAACCACAACCTAAAGAAGAAAAAACAGTAGATATAGAGTTTGATTTTGATTTAGATTAAGTGCTTTACTTTCTTTTGAAAGTGTGTTATAATAAGATATATGATAATAGTTGATATAAACCAAATAATGATTTCAAACCTAATGGTTACTCTTAATAGAGATAGCATGGATTTAAGTGAAGATTTAGTCCGACACATGGTTCTAAATTCACTTCGAGCACACAATAAAAAATTCAGAAAAGAGTATGGCGAAATGGTCATCGCTTGCGATAGTAAGAATGTATGGAGACGAGAGATATTTCCTAATTACAAAGCAGGTCGAAAAGCAAACAGAGCAAAATCTGAACATGATTGGGATGCTATATTCTCTATGTTGCATAATATCAAAGATGAGATTAAAACATTTTTACCTTACAAAGTTATAGAGATTGAAACAGCAGAAGCAGATGATATAATTGCCACACTAGTCAAAAAACAACAAAGAATAGTAGGACCTAACCATGAGAAAAAAGTATTAATACTATCTGGTGATAAAGATTTTATACAGTTACATAATGAATATGTTAAACAATATAATCCTGTTCTAAACAAATTTGTAGGTAAGGGTGAGAAACCAGGTATATATATTAAAGAACATATATTAAAAGGTGACCGAAGTGATGGTATACCAAATGTATTATCAGATGATAATGTGTTCGTTGATGGTAGACGACAAAGACCTCTAAGCAAAAAAAAGATAAATAGTTGGGTAGAGGAAGTTTTTATGACCTTTACCGAAGAAGAGCAAAAGAATTACAACCGAAATCGAAAACTAATTGATTTAAGTTGTATACCTCACGAACTTGAGGATAAAATTAATAATGAGTTTTTGAATGTGAAAGTAGCGAGTAGAGATAAAATACTAGGTTACTTTATAAACAAAAAGCTTAAAACTTTAATCGAAGTTATAGACGAATTTTAACTTTGAAAGAACTGTTAAGGAGAATAAAATGGTAATAATAAGAAGAAATCCAGACGGCTCAATCGCTAGTCGTGAAGGAGAAGAACCACAAACACAATCACACCCAGCATTAGCAACAAGAGGAGGTATGAGAGCCGCTTCAGAAGCAGGTAGAGCGCTTCCTCCATTGATGAGTGAGATTGCTATGAAAGTAAATAATGCTAAAGACAAACCAAGAAAACTTAAAGTATTAAAAGACCACGATACAGTACCTTTAAGACAGGTACTAAAAGGTGCATTTGATCCTAAAGTAGAATGGTTGTTACCTACAGGTGATGTGCCATACGAGGTAAACGAAGCACCACTAGGTACAGACCATACTCTATTATCCAGAGAAGCAAAAAGATTATATCTCTTTACAAAAGGTGGTGATAATACACTATCTGGTAAAAAAAGAGAAACAATTTTTATACAGATGCTAGAAGGATTGTCTGCTGAAGAAGCAGCATTTTTGGTTACAGTTGTTAATAAAAAAGTGAATAATGAATATAAAGGATTCACTGCTAATTTGGTAAGAGAGGCGTTTGGTTGGGATGTTGACTTTATGAAAAAAGAGAAAAAACCATCTTATCCAGTATAGAAAATAGTCATATTTTACTACTTTAAAACCCTTATATTTCAATGATTTATCTAAGTTGTTGATTTATAAGGGTTTTTTTATTTAAAATAAATCAAAAAATCGCAGAAAACTAGGGTTTTTTAGTTAAAATAATGCTTGACTTTCTGCTCGTTTTAGTGTAATGTATAAGAATAATAACAAAAAAGAAAGATATACATTATGAATAAACGACTACAAAAAATACTAAACAAATATCAAGAGTGGGATTCTGTCGCAACTCTTTACGAAAATATGTTTGATAAACAGATTGCTTTTTATTATACAAAAGATAACGAAGTTGCAATTATGAAAAAAATTGATATCAAACATTTACAGTTTGTTAAAAATCTTATCAAAAAATTTAAATTAAAATTAAGAATAAGATATCGTGGCCGATCTACTGATACTTATAAAAGAAATCCGTCTTATGTATTAATGAACAATGCAACAAGTTTTGCTATTTACGAAAGATAATATTATGAATGATAAAAAAATGACTTACGAAGATTTAGATACTGCTGTTTCAGATATATTAACTGACGCTAATAAAAAAGTAGAAACTTTAATTGAAAAATTTAATGATACTAATGATGAAGGCAGCGAAGTTGATACTGTTGACCTTGATAGTAAATTTGATGTATTACATGATTATGTGGGAGACTATATAAATGAATAATCATTATTGCATGGTGTCTATCAAAGATTCAGATAGACCAGAGATTTTAGAAATACAAGGTGTTACATGGTTTGAAACACAAGAATTAGCATATCAGTATTATATGTTTTTAAAACCTGAACTAAGAGAAGAATATGTTTATCCAGTTGAAGAACGAGATTTACCTTATTTTGAAAATGTAAAATCTGAAGATATACAAATCGCAAAATATAAAACAAGACTAATCAGTAATGCACCTAAACCAGGTGTAACTGTGTATAATAATGGAGAATAAATATAATTATGAAATTAAATAGATACGAGAAAAAAATAATCAAAGCAATATGTGAAAGCCGTAAGGGCATTTACGAAACACCTAAACGAGATAGACTAGCATACAAACCTTGTAAAGAGTATGACGCTGCTCTTTCTTTGTTTATGAAGAAGTTAATCTATGCAGAAACAACAAACGAGTTAGAGATAGAAGGTCCTGCTCTACCTCAACCAAAGTTTAGATGGTTTACCTGTAAGTTGCATAAAGAATATGCCACAAAAAGAGAGTTAAGGAAATTACTATGAAATACTTTTCAACAACATTAATAATCTTAGGTATGTACTTTTTTGTATTTGCCTGTGCTGAAAAACCATGTACTGATGATGGTTGCGAAAATTTTAATGAACTAACAATACCAGAACCTTTAGAAGATATTAGAGGTTCAGTTGTAAAAGAATATTCAGTTGTGCCAGTTGTTGCAACAGATAACAAAGATGATTTTGTGTATTCATTAAACAAATGTATTACACACCTATACAAAAATGTACCTACAGAAAAGCAAATACCTAGAGAGTTGATAATCGCACAAGCAGCATTAGAAACCGGTTGGGGTGAAAGTAGATTTGCTAACGAAGCAAATAATCTATTTGGGATTAGAACATGGAACAAAGATGAAAAGTATTTGCTACCTATACCTTGGACAGAATGGCCAGGTTGGGGTGTGAAAGTGTTTGAAACTAAATGTGATAGTGTTGCTCATTATATTAGAATGATAAACGAAGTATTCGCTTATCAAGAATTGAGAGAAGTGAGAGCAAGAATAATCAATGATGGCGGGTTTCCTACTGGATTAGATTTAGCACCAACACTAACAAAATATGCTAGTAGAGCAAACTATACTGAACTAGTAGCAACATTAATTAAATATAATATAAGAGGTGTATATGATTTATAATGAAGAACTATATTGGAGAAGAATTAAAAATCTCTATAAAGCGTGGCAAACTGCCGAAGATCCAGATTTTAAAAGATTGTGGATGGATAAACTACAAACCTTAATGCAACAGGTTGACAAAGCAACTTTTATATGATATAATAAAGACATGAACATTTTTTATTTACATAATGATACTAAACTATGTGCCGAACAACACGTTGATAAACACGTGGTTAAGATGATTATAGAGTATGCTCAATTATTATCTACAGCACACAGAATGATTGACGGCGTTCAATATGCGGCTAAAAGTAAAACTGGCCGTAATGTTAAACGATTTAGATTAGAAAATAATAACCTAGATAATATTGTTTACAAAGCAGTACATTATCATCATCCCTCTGCTGTATGGGCAAGAGAAACAAAAGCACAGTATGAATGGTTATACTCTTTATTTATAGAACTAGGTAAAGAATACACACACAGATATGGTAGAGTGCATTTAACAAACTCTTTATTAAATGATATACTAAAAAATCCACCAGCAAATATTAAACAAGAAGGTTGGCGAGAACCACCACCTGCTATGCAACACTATCCACAATGTATAGTTGCTGGCGATAGTATTCAATCTTATAAAAATTATTACAATGAAGCAAAAGCATATTTTGCTAAGTGGACTAAACGAGAACAACCAGAATGGTTTGTAGGGAGTATGACATGAGAGAATTTATAGTAAGTGGTTGGGAAGGCGTGATGAATATGAATAGAAATCCATTACGGCATATTCCTGATATGCAAGTAAGACATTTAATATTGCAGATACTAGCGTGGATGTGGTGTATAACTTTCTCCTTATTCTTTTCATCATGGTATGTATTCGGTATAACTGTTGTAGGTCATTTTGTTTTAATACTTGCAATCGTTGTTACTGTCATTACCTTTACAGCAACTGAGCGAACATATAGATTTAAAGAGGGATATCATTCTGCTAATCGAGGTAGAGATTATGTTATATATAGAGGATCAGATGGTAAACCATATAAAGTGAAACTGCCAGATAATGATCCGGGCGGTGAACATGATTAATCATGTAATGTCAATATTTGGTGCAATACTAATTTGTTTTATTGTATTCTATTTCATGTCCGAATGGGATATACCAAGAAGATTTTTTCTACATGATTTAGAATGTAGTGGACAAATAGGAGGAGGGTGTAATTAATGCCAACATATAGATTTAAAGACCACAACACAGGTGAGATATGGGAAGATTTGATGCTTATATCTGAAATGGAAAAGTTTATTAAGA